TAGAAAATTCGACCAGTCTAGATACGCCTTGCATCATTTTAGAGACAAGGAATTGTCTTCAGAAGTTAATTCCATAGACGTTCATCGTTCACCGTTTAGAACAATAGGATCTTCTCGTTACATTGACATTTACATATCTGGAGTTTCTACATCAATTATAAATGATGGCGCAACCATAATCACAAATGAAAAATACGAATCCGAATTGAACGAAAGAAAGAGATCAATTAGAGTGTATAGTAAAAATGTAATACAAGAAATTGAAACAGTCCTAAAGGGAGTTTTAAGTAGACCATGAGTGAATCAGTAGGCACTGATAAAGTACTTTCTACCCCAATCGGTAAATTCGAGGGGTGTGACATATTCATTATCTCGGCTGAAAATGGAGAGACTGTTATTCAGACCGGAAAATACTCTGAACCCAGGCCGATATCTCTGGAATTTACAGAAAGTATTTTTTCTCCATTCGTGACAGGTAAATTAGTAATAGACATACCAAACGGTATTCTTGAAGAAGGAAACGCTAGAATAACTTCTCAGGATTTATTGATTTTTAAATTGAAAATACCCTTTTCACTTACGACCGATGATTTCATACCACCAATAGAACCAAGTGGAGTATTTTTTATCAGTTCAGTCACACAAACCTCCAGCAGTGAAAAAACAACCACATTCGAAATGACCTTTATGAGTATAGAAGGTTTGAATGATCTGACTACAAGAATAGCAAAATCTTACAATAAGATGAAAAGGTCGGACATAGTAATTAATATTTACGATGAATATATCAAAGAAAATGCCGAACTCTCACAGGTTACTGATACGTTACATAGTGATTTTTGTTGTGTACTTCCTAATTGGAGTCCCAGTAAATGTATAAAGTGGTTATCCACTGGTTCAATGGATTCCGGAAATCCAGAGTGTACAAATTTCTTCTTCTTTCAAAGATTCAATCCAGATGGAGAATTGGAAACTATTTTTACTTCACTCGATGATATGATAAAAGAACCAACAATGGGAGAAGAAGGTAGATTAGAATCTGGTTACATTGTTGATATTTTGAATGACGAGGAAGATCCACGAAAAGAAAATCACAGAGAAAGAAGAGGAATTCTAGAAGGTAAATTTAGAATTCCTGATATCAACACTACAGAATATGGCGGTCACGGAACATGGGGTGGAACTTTATACTTCTATGATCAAACTAGAAAAAAGTATTTTGAAAAAGAATTCAATTACAGAGAAGATGGTCCCGAACCATTCGTAGATAAAAACACCAAAAAATTTATTGAAGAAAATGAGGCCATACCAGACACAATAGGATCTCCCGCTTCATATAAGTCAATGTCACACAAACACAAATTTCTTTTTCACAGTGACGAGAAAGACGAAGGTGTGGATAAAAGAGAACTGTGGTTAGACACAACACTAACGCAGAAAAATTTAAATTTTTATAAAGCATTTGAAATAGACATAGTTGGAGATACCAACAGAAGAGTTGGTGAATGTGTAACCTTTGCCAATATGCAAATCAAAAATTTAACCACAGAAGAAGATACGATAACAGAATTGGATAAAGATAAAAAATCTATGGGCGGTAAATATCTGGTAACAGATGTGGTTCACAAGTTTACATTTTCTTCTTCGGGACAAGAAGACAACCAATACCACCTTACAACCCTTACATTAATGAGAGACGGAAACCCAAATGGATCATGAATTAATTAGGTCAAATTTTGTGTGGTGGCAAGGCGTGGTCGAGGATAGAAAAGATCCCGAACGACTTGGTAGATGTCGCGTTCGTGTTTTTGGTTTTCATGACAAGGACAAGAACTTAATTCCCACAGGAGAATTGCCGTGGGCATCACCCGTTGCGCCAGTTGACTCTGCGTCTATAAGTGGTATCGGTTCCACTCCGATCGGTCCAGTTCCCGGTACTCACGTTTTTGGTTTCTTTCGAGATGGCGAAAATGCACAGATGCCTGTTATCATGGGAACCATTCCCGGTATACCAGAAGACGCGGCTGATACGAGCGACCCAGAGAAAGCCGGTTACCAAGATCCAGATGAAAAGTATCCATTGGATGAAGAAGATCACGGTCTAGAAGAATCCGATCTTAGTAGACTTTCTCGATACCGATGGGATGACGAAGACGGTGCGGAGCAGAAGGAAGATGAACTACCGCCTCTGGTCCAAGAGAAATTGGATAATAGAGTAGAGAATGTTCCTATTGCAAATGGTCATGGTTCTTTTAGTGAACCACCAACACCATTCGATGCGAAGTATCCATACAACCATGTAGCAACAACCGAGTCAGGTCATATCATCGAACGAGATGACACGCCCGGTAAAGAACGTACACACGATTATCATAGGTCAGGAACATTTACCGAAATACATCCGTTTGGTACGAAGGTAGCAAAAATTGTAAGAGACAATTATGAATTTGTACTTGGTGACAATTATATCAATATCAAGAAACTAATTCCAAGTGACACGGGTTCACTGGGTGGTAATCTCTTCTTAAACATTGAAGGTGATGTGTATGAATTTGTTCAGGGTAATGTTGAACGACAGGTGAACGGGAGTGTACGAGAAACAATTCGAGGAAACTACAGTACCTTTGTGAACGGAGATAGAACAATCGGCGTGTCTGGTTCTTATGCTGAATCAATTCAAGGTGATATGACAGTTGAATGTTTCAATGAACTGTTCCACACTAGAGGAAAGAGTAAAAAATACTCTGAAGATGAATTGACAATTGACAGTACCAAGAACATACAGATAATGACTATCGGTGGTAACATTGGACTCTACTCGGTTCCACATCCAATCAGTGGTTTGATCCCCGGCACGAAAGCAGGAAATGTCTTTATCAGTGGTGGTGGATCCGTATCAGTAGCCGCAAAACAAAACCTAAACATGTTCTCTATTGCCGGAAGCGTTGCCATAAATGCTCAAGAAGGAGGCATGAGTCTCTTAGCAAATCGTTCTATGTTAATGAAGACTTCCGCAGGTGAGATGGTAGTAAACGCTGCAACTACACTTGATATAATTTCTAGTAAGAACATGAAACTAGAAACCCCAGTTTTATGTACGCAGAGATTTGGTAATTTGAATACGTTAGTGGACAATCTTCATTATCATAAAGTTCCAAATCATGTTAGAGTAACTGATAAAGAATTAGTGGACACATCAAAGAGAGATGTAATAGGAGATAATTTGACAGAGACCTTTAGTTCTACTATAACCTACAGATCAGATGGTATACTCTATATGGGATCACAAAACAACATGGGTATTAAATCTGACAGTGCCAATATTAACATGAACACGGGTGGGGTTATAAACCTGAATGGTCCCCAAGGATTCGAAGGACCATTGACGCGAGAGGGTACTATTACAACACTCTCTAACTCTAGTTTTGATCCCGAAGGTCCAAATTTACCTTCTTGATACTAATAAGGAAATCACATGACTTGCGAAGATTGCGAAAATAAATTCCCCGATAGAACAGTAGACAAAAACTGTTCAGACGGTATCAATGATGCTATATTGGGTAAAGTAGCCGATGCTGCTGTCGGTCCTGTAACTCCAAGTGGACGAATAGGAACCGAAGCGATATCATATGTTTCCAATGCTGTTCGCAACGTAAGTAAGCGTTTTGGTAAAGTTCAGCCTGGGATATATTTAACCGACGAACAAGCATTATCTTTGAATAAAGAAGTAGGAGTTATCTTTGATGATCTTGAAGATAACCTAAATGATGTTGTCAAGGAAATAGAAAAAAGAAGTGAAGACATTAACAATCAAGTCATAAACACTTCTGATGATTGTGAAAATATTTTTGATGGGTTTGAATTGGAACCTCCGTTTGGAATGGATCATATCAATCCGATTGGATTCTCCACACTCCTAAAATTTGGAACGTGTAGAATAAATCTTGGGTGTCAATTTTGTGATTTTCCCGGTGACATAAACATACCACCATTTCCCGGAATCCCTTCTTGTAATTTTCTTGATGAAGATTTCTACAAGAATAATGCTGCAATATGCGGGATAGAATTTTTAAATCCATTTGCAGCTGTTCAGGATATAATTAATGGTTTCCAGTTATTCGCACAGCAGGTCGGACAGTTCGCTTATGCGTTCTTCGATCTCGTAAATCTAGCGACTGGATTCTTGGGAAGATGTATCATGAGAATTCTAAATTGTCTTCTAAAATTCTTTGCTGATTTAAATTTTGATCAAGCACTCAACACAATAGGATCGAAAGTTAGAGAAACTATTGACGCTACCAGTGCTGTTGTGGTTGGCACCTTTGCTAAAATGAATACAATGTTTATTACCATCCAAGAGATAATCAGAAGTGCCGTTTTTGAATTATTCCGTTTCATTCAGGATATCTTAAGTCTTTGTGATCCATGTAAACTCGTTGAAGCAATTGCTAACCCCTCGACTCTTCCTGAAATTCCTAGTTTCGGTGGTCTTCTAGACTGATACATAGTACGGAGAACAAATGCCTTCAATACCAAGAACAGTAGATCTAGATTTAAACTTTACGAGAAATCCAATTACATCGGATGTCTCAATGGTAACTCAGAACAATGCCGTGAAAAGAAGTTTACGAAACTTAGTCTTTTTTAATTTTCTAGAGAAACCATTCAACCCTGCAATCGATGTGGGTTTGCGATCTTTACTTTTTGAACTAAATGATCCATTTGCTCAACTAGATATAGAAGAGTCATTGCGAGATATCATTAAGCGATACGAACCAAGAGTTGATGTGAAACAAATTAAATTCAATGAAAATAATATTGATAGAAATGCCATGGACATGACTATTTATTTTTCCGTTTCGGGACAAGATAACATCGACGCAACATCCGTCACAATCAAGAGAGTACGATAATGTCATCTAAAAACACATCACTACCAATTGACAGTTTAGATTTTAATAATATAAAAGAAAATTTAAAATCATACTTGTCTTCGCAGTCAGTATTTGAAGGTTATAACTTCGAAGGTTCTGGTTTAAATGTTCTACTCGACATTCTTGCATACAATACACATTATCAAGCCTTCTATAATAACATGGCAATATCTGAAGCGTTTATAGACAGTGCAATTAAACCAGATTCAATCAATTCACTTCTTAAACTTTTAAATTACATTCCACAATCTAGAGTCTCTGCAAAAGCAACCGTTAAAGTAATTGCGAGAAGTCCGGAGCAGGTCGATGACATTCCTTACGGTGATGGCATTTTACCCGATAAATCAGTTTTTACCGCCGTGGTGGGTGGACAGAGTTTCACATTCACGAACCCCAAAGCTGCGGAATTTAAAGCATGTAAATATGATGATGCCGGCAATCCAACCGAATGGGAAACTGGTGAAATAGAAATATACGAGGGTTCATTTTTCGACTACGATTTAGTCTATGATTCTTTGAACGAAA